GTTATTATTTGCGTCACCACTCATTACAGCGGTTGTAGCCGCCGGTTTGGCTACTACTTTTTCATAAGTTCTGTTATATAAATCAGCTGAATTATCTTTTGCAGTACCAGTATTTGTACTTTTATACTTAATACTTCCTGTAGATAATATATCTGATCCACCATTACCAAAACCCATCCAGTAAATTCCGGAATCATTTAAGTTATGATGAGACAATGCTGATGCTATTGTATAAGCCATATTACCAAAATGAATGGCATTTTTCTTATCAACAAGCACTTCGCCTGTAGTTTTGTCTTTGATCAGTATATGTCCTTCCATTTGGACTTTGCCTGATTCGTCTGGTTTGTTTTCTGTTTTATCTAACATAATTCTATTGTACCTTATAATGGTATTTATTGTCAAGAATAACTTGGGTTATTATTCTTCACGAATATATTGCTTACCAGTTAACTTTTCAATATCCTTTATTAATTCTTCCATGTTTACCCTCATTACTTTGCCTGTATTGACATTTCTTGAGAAGTATTCCCACTCACCTTGTTCGTTGTGAGGAGAAATTTTAGTAACGTTTCCAGCTTCATCTTTAACAAAGATTTCAGCACTACCTGAATCATCTTTGGCATATACATGAGCAAAATCTGAACTGACACTTGGATCACTAGCTAGTACTTTTAAACCTAAAGCACCTGTTCTTGTTGTGTTACCATCTTTGTCAATTGTCATTACTTCGTTAAATGCACCTGCATTATATAAACTCATTGTAAACTTACCTGTGTTGTCAGCACCATCTCTTGTACAAGAAATTGAACCAATTGAATTGTCAACACCTGCATCATCTCTAACCATAAATCCTAAAGATGGACCATAACCACTATGTGTCATATCAGTTGATGATTCTGCTCTTAAGTTTAATGTTCTGTAAGTTTGTGCCGCACTTGGTTCAAATCTTGTAAACATTGATACATTGTTTTGATTACCTGTGTTGGCTGTAAATTTTTCTAAATCAATACTAGTTGTGTTAACCCATGCAGTACCGTTATATTTTAAAACGTTGTTTGTTACCGGTGTTGAGATTGTTACATCTGATAATGCATTAACACTTGCCGCTCCAATACGTGCATCTGCTCTAGCATTTGTAAAATATAAATTAGTTGAACCTTCTGCAATCTCATCTGAATTATCTTTTGTAGCAATTTGAGTTGCTATGTACGCCTTAACTGATTGTTGACTTGGTGCTCTTGTGGCACTATTAGTACCCATAGCATCTTCATCAATAAGGTTGGCCGCTATTCTAACATCTGCTCTAGCATCTGCTCTAGCATTTGTGAAGTATAAGTTTGAACTTCCTTCAGTTAATGTATCTGTATTAGCCGGAGTGTTATCAGTTGCGGCTTCAAATCTACTATTGCTTGAATTGTATTTTAATACTTGTCCGTTAGTTGGACTTGAAAGATAAACATCACTTAATGCACCAACTGATGTTGCATTTACTTTTGTTAATACTCTAGCATCTGTATAATATTTGTTTGAAGCATTTTCAGTGACATGAGCTGTAGTTGGTACAGCATCTATCCACGCACTACCGTTCCATTGTAACAAAGAGTTTGTTGCTGGTGATGTAATTGTTACGTCACTTAACGTACCAACTGATGAAGCACCAATTCTTACATCTGCTCTTGCATCTGCTCTTGTGTTTGTGAAATATAAATTTGTTGAACCTTCTGCTATTGCATCAGAGTTCATATCTTCTGAATGTTTTGCTAGATGTAAAAAGTTGCTATCTAGTTCTTCATGTGTCAACGGTCTATTTACAACTTGGCTTCCATTCAAGCTCAAGCCGGTAATCAGCGTTGTAACGTTGGCGTTTGTTGCCCTAAATTTTAAATCTGTAAGTGCCATATCAATATTTATTCCTCGCTAAAGTAGCCTGTTGTACCTGATTGCGGTGTAGCATATCCAGGTGTTGCATACGTTGTATTATATAGGTTAAAGTTACTATTTCCGCCAGCTCTGATAAACTGAGCTTGTTCTGTAGCATCAAGCGATGAACCATCCCATGGAAGAAGACTAGCACTATCCCATGTTACATCATCCCATCCAGTTGTTATTGTTTTATGTATTAATCTAGTTCCACCTGGATCAAATGCTGACCATCTAGCTGATTTTGAAGCATTTGGTATATCGTGTTGTGTTGATGCTGATCTTACTTCAGCATTATTGGCATGATCAGTAATTGGTGTTCCTAACACACCTCTTCTTAAGTTAGAAAGAACATTACCGTCAATTTTTCTGTATTCAATAAGTTCTGAACCAACCCAAATATAACCTGGATTAGCATCTGATATTGCACCAGCACTAACTGGAGCAACTGTACCAATTGTTGCACTTGAATCATCTGGGTCTGGAACATTAACTGAATTCCATAATATTGATCCACTTGCTACTGTAATTTTGTTTGTATTAGAATCAATTCCGCCGGTCATGTTAACAGTTGTTTCAAATGCTTTTGGTAATCTCTTATATTGTGCTTTACCATCATTGCCATAAAATATTTTAAATGTATATTGATCACCATACCCGTGTTGTTCAGTAGTATTACCATCGCTGTCAATATCATCTACATCTGTATCTACTTCTTCAAATGTAATTACAGTAATGCCTAATGTTTCTTTCATTTTGGCATTCATGTATTCTTCTGGGTTGTCTTCATGCTGTGGACGTACAAATCCTGCACCATCAAAATCAATTGTAACTAATTCCCACTTGCCGGAATCATAATCATCTTTAAATGTTGTACCTGCTGTGTGATCTTTTGTGGTGTAGTAAACATAATCAGTAATCAAATCCCAACGTGAGTTTTGTAATATAGTTTCACTAGCTAAATTTTTATGTGCAACGTTACATTTGTAAACTTGATTATTATTAATAACAATATCCCCAACAGCATAAGTTGATGATGTAGCCCATGCAGTTAAGTGTGAAGTATCTGTTCTTCTAACATAACTGTTAGATGTGATTGATCCTGTTGCCGTTGTAGTAATATTTGTTGTGTAACTTGTACCAGCTGACCAACTGTTTTGACTTTGGAATAAATTTTTATACCACTCTTGCGTAATGTCTTCATCCCAACTAACTGTTGACGTATCAAATCCATCTAGATCTAAACCTAATTCAGATCTTTCTAGGCCTGTGTAATCTTTATCTAAAGTAAATGTTGTACTGTTAAGTTCTCTATCTCTAAATGGTGCAATTTTATTTCTTAACTCTTTCATAAAGTCTGCTACAGCAAATTCATTAGTTAAGTCAAGTGTAGTTAATCCCGGAGAAGTCATTTCATATTTTGCAACTCTTTCAATAGCTGAGTTATCTGGACTGTAAGTTAATTGAGATTTTTTATTTAATTCAGTTAACTGTTCTGCATCTGTTTTAGATGTATCAGATAACAATTCAATGTTCTTACTAATTCTATCAAACACTAAACTCGTTTTAACATTAATTGAAAATTCTTTAGCTTCAACATTTGCTTCTTCTGTTGTTGGAGATTTTTTACTCAAGTAACTTATTAGCTTACCGTGATATGGTTTTGCTTCTTTAATATATTCTTCAACATAACCTAATGTGTCAGGACCATATGCTGTTCTTTGTGTTAATGAACTATCTTCTTGTACAGCATCAAAGTAACTGGTTTGTATCAACCAATCAATGTTTGTTTGTTCAGTAAAGATATAATTAAACAATGCAAATAATGTATTATTCAAATACACTTTGTTTGATCCTGCAAAAACATTATCATATAATGTTGACATCCATTGTCTTGTTTCTGCTGAAACATCATTATCTGTTGTTGCAAAAGTTGTTTTTAACGATGCAGTAGATTCTTTATTTGCAATTCTAACTAGTTCGTGGCTATCAGATGCATCTGAATCACTAGATCCTCCAGCACCACTTGACTGTACGTCAACACTTTGTGATGAATATGAGTATGAATAAGATGTTGAAGCTGATCCACTAGTTGTTGATGTATTTGCACTTGCAACCGAGGCTGTACCACTTAATATTTCTGTTCTATCTCCATATACATAAATTGCCCATTTTGAATTATTGTCAATATTAACTTTGATAACATCATTTTTAGTTAGTGTGCTTTGATCAATATCATTAAATGAATCTACAATTTTATTAATAACAATAGTTTTGTCATATCCTGGCAAGTAGAAATCATCTTTTTGCCAGTGTGTAGAAGTTGTTATGTTTCTATCCCAGTTTGGAAAGTCAACTTCTAGGTTGATAGTTTTTAAAATTCTGTTTAATTCATATGTAAATACACGTCTAGCTTCTTTAATATTTTTAAACCATGATTGTCTAGGTCTAATATCATTACCATATCGCATATTCTCATGTAAGTTATCTGTATCTGGTACTAACATACCTAAAGCATCTTTACCAGTAATTGAGTCTGTAAACTTATTCCAAATTCTTCTATCAACTTTAGTATCAGGATCTTTTTCTTTAATTAATGTCCATTGTTTATGAGACACTTGATCTTTATCTTTTGTTCTGTAATTTAATCTCATAACTGAATTGTCAGTTGATATAAATTTAGCAACATTAGAAACTACTACTGAATTTGAACCAGCTGGTGCAAACCAACTAACATTTTGTGAAGTTGGATCTTTAAGTAATCTAGAAATGTCTAAACAAGACATATATCTCCAGCTCTTAGATGGTACTGTAGTTTTGTTTTTAATCCAATAATAATATGTTGTTGTAGTAAAGCCTTGCTTATCTTTAACTGCATCTGTTACATAATTTGTAGTAGAGAATACTGTGCCTGTACCTGTGTAATTTGCAGGAGTTTCTGTGCTTGATATCCATTCGCAAATTGTAATTACTGATTCAGGAAATAGTTTACCCCAATTTGTTAATCTATATTCTAAGTCAAAATTTTCATATTCAACATATTTTGCTGTTGATGTATTCCACCATACACGACCCAGTTGTTCTGCACCCCATGGGGATGTAGTAGTAACTCTATCAGAGTTAGTATGATTTGTATATATTGCAGGATCATTATTTCTTATGTAAGACAATTCTCTATCTGCATTAGCAGGGAATATTCTTTTAACTGGATCCCATGTTGCAATATCAATTTCGTTTTTACCATCATAATTGTTATAAATTCTAGACTGATCAAATAAAGCAGAATCAACTTGAACATTTTTTCTTCTCATTGTTGAAGTAAACACATTTGCATCAGCTTGATCGTAATCAACATCAGAGTGAATAATCCAATAGTTAGAACCAATTGTAATTGCTGAACTAACACCTGCACTTGAGGCCAAGGTATCATATGATGCTTTAATAGTTGAGTTTGCTGTCATGGCCATTGTGTACCAATATTCATCACCGCCATTGTCTAAGAAAATTTTATCTCCTTCAACAAACGTTATGTTTGCACAAACATTAGATACAAAATGATTTACAGTAGCACTCAAGTTGCCTTTTTTATCTGACTGATCAATACCGTTATTTCTAGTGGCTAATCTTATATCATCATATTTCCATAATGGATGAGTATTTGATCCATTAAAGTAATCTGCATTGTGACTTGTAATAGCAACGTTAGATGTTCCATCTAATTCTTTAACATTGTATTGTGCTTTTTTATAATTTACTGTGATAGTTGCATTTCCAGTTGTAACTTTTGTTCCAGAGAATCTTAATCTTACTGTAACATTTGATCTGTCTGTTATGTTAGCACCAAATGAAGTTACTGTTGCATTTGCACTTAAACTTTGATTTGAAAGTATGCTGTTAGGTGTTGAAGTTGTTCCAATATCAAACATTGGACTTGTTCCATCAAAGTCTTCATTGACTACTATTGCTACATTTGATAATGTATCACATTTTAATAGTTTGTCAGAGAAGTCTACAAATTTGTTGTCGCTATCAACAATAGTATCACTAACTGTAATTTGTATTGTAGCGCCTTCTGAAAATTGTTTTCTATATCCACTTCCACCATTTGTTACATATGCTTTGTTAATTGCTCCACTTGAAGCTGAAACTACACCTGTTGCAACACCGCTTGATCCTGAAACAGTTAATTGTGGACTGACATAATTCTTACCGCCATTGTTAATGTTAAATGAAAGTATAGCACCAAATGTACTATCACCGAATGTTGCACTTGATCTTGCTGTAACCGACTGTATAGCCGACGTTGTAGCACCGCTAACACCGCCTGATATAACATCAGCAGAGTTAGTAGTAAATGAACCAGTATGTTTGCTTATGTGTATAATAGTTGCTGTTCCGTCTGTGTAAACATTTTCAACTTTACCTGTTGCACCTGAATTTGATTGAGTTACTGTTTCGCCTAATTGATATGGTGTACTTGCATTTGTAATTGTTGCATTGATTTGGAACGTTGGATTGTTGCCTTTCAATCTAATTACTGCTCCACTACCTGGAGATGTTACACCACTTCTGTTAATTGTAATATCACTAGGTTCTGCAAAAAAGCCTGAACCACCGGATGTTAACTGAATACCAGCAATTCCACCAGATCCATCAATTGATGCAACTTTACCTACGCCTGATGATCCACCTGCTCCTGAAACACTAATTTCATCGCCAACTATATAATTAATACCAGCTGTTGTTACAACAAAATCTTGTATACTACTTGCAATATTGGCTACAATGACTTCAGCATTTGCACCGCCAAAGTCTGAAAAGTTAATTGTTTTTACTATTGACTGATCTGTTAACGATAGTTCAAATAATTTTGATCCATATGTTGTTGACGTAATAGTTGAGCTACCTGAATTTTTATGATTTGGCATGACTAACTCAATAGTTGATGCGTTTGCTGTCAACAATTTAGTTGTTTCTTTCATTGAAACTGTTAATGGAGAGTTTGACGTAATGCTTTCAATTCCTTGAGCAATCTGTCTAGATCTAAATACATTCCAGTCACTGTTGGTGTCGTTAGCTACCCAATATGTTTTGCCAACTGTGATATTGGTACTTGCATTATTATCAGCATAATGGTTAGATAAATCTGTTTTTGAAAACACTTGATAATCAGTATCATTTAAATGAACATAACCAGCTGTTGGCATTTCAAATTTTTCAGTACGTGTTGGCCACAACGTAGTTCTTTGTATATCGCCTGTTGGCTTTTTAACCCACCTAGTTGTATCATCAATATCAATTGTAATAATATTATCTGTTGTAACATCTTCTGTTACTGTATCGTTAACTGTTGGTAAGAAATTAATAATCTGCGGATCCGTTTTAATCCATTCATTTGATAATTTAACTTCTATTGATTGGTTGATTGCAGTACCACCAAACTCAGCTAATTTTACAGCATAGTATTCGTATAAATTAATGTCTTGTCTTTCACTGATAACATCTGTTCTTAATAATCTATCAATTGAATTTTTAGTACCTTTTTGTCTTACAAATCCTTGATAAAATTTAACTTGGTTTTCATCAATAATTTCTAAGTTTTCCAAATGTGATCTATTTTGATATCCAATAGTATGCAAACCTGCATTGTTTAATTCTTCATTACTGATTGTTTTGTCAACATCTAAATAATTTTGTATATCTTGTGCAGATGAATCAAAGTTAGAAATCAATCCATCAGTAGTAATAATATGACCATTTGCTTCTAACTTACCTTTCCAATCAGTACTTCTTAATACAGATTGTTTTAATCTTGCTTGTCTAATAGCCAACGTTGGATCATATAAAACATCATCAAATGATGTTTTGTTATCAAATACTGTTATGTGTTCTAGTTCTCTTGAATATAAATTTACAAAATATATTGGTACATTATCATCTTGTATAATTGTAACTTGTCTATCCTGTCTTGTAACTGTAGTTGTTTTTGGATCAATAGCATTACCTGACTTGTCTAGTATAGCATACGTACTTCCTACTACATCTTCAACATTAGCTACTACTCCTGATAATGGTTCAAATATTACTTTACTTGCCGCTGGTGATATTGCAATAATATTATTTGTTGCCCATCCACCTAAACTCCAGAATAAAAATTCTTTAGCACCATATAACCAATTGTATGTTTCGCCTATTTGATTGTTTACTACATCAAATTTCCAACCTTGTGATTCTAAATATCTACCATAGTTAATCATAAAGTCAAAAACTTGTTGTATAGTTTCAAACTCATGACCGTATTCAAAATCTTTTGTTTCATCTTTAACTACAGTTCGGTAATATATTGCTGACGCTCCGCCTATCATTGGAACTCCACCAACTGTTTGGAAGTTACTTGCAACAAACGTTCCTGTAGTAACGTGTGATTTTATAACTTTATATACTGAACCTTCAAATCTAATATAGTTGCCAATGTTTAATGTTTGATTTGGAATATAGTTTCCTACATTCATATCAACACCACCAACTTGTATTGGTACTGACACACCGTTTGGATCACTTACTGTTGTTTTGAAAAATCCTTTAGCAACATCATAACCAAATACTCTGTAACCGTTTGTTGACTTTTCAACAATCACAGCTGAGTATGATGTACTTTGTGTTGCTGTGCTTGAGTGTAAGAACGTATTAATATTAGTATTTGGTATAAAGATACTTGTTCTTGTTGACGTTGGAGAGTATGATTCTGCTTGAACCTTATAACTACCAAAGTCAATGTATGAACCTTGTTTGTGTGCTAACTGTGGTTGTATATTTCTTATTCTACTACCATATAAGTTTTTAACACTTTTACTTGTTAGTAATAATCTTTCTGAAACATAATGCTGATAACCATAACCAATGATAACATTTAATGAATTATCATTTTCTCTATGTACATATATTTCATTGTTTGATCTTTTACCAGAATTTTTATTATATCGTTGTTGTTTAGCTACTATACTGTAATCAACATTTAATGTATCAAACATCAATTCTGAGAACTGTGCTGGCTTCATAATATATAAAGCTGACGTAAGTGCAAAACTATGTGAACTGTTTATGTAAAATGATAATTCAGCTGGTGCAATATCACCTATCTTCCATGATTTGTTTGCTTCAGCTGGCAACGGATCTTGTGTAACCAAACCAATATCTTTAGGACTTCTTAATAAATCACTATTGTTAACTGGCACATAGTTACTAAAACCATCGTGTCTGTAAATGTTGTTTTTATTTGTATACGACTTATCATTAAAGTTTTCTCTAGAACCTGATCTAATAATACCTTTTTCAATATCGTTAATTAGTTTGGCTCTTTGATCTGTGTACTTCCATGAATACGTTCCGTCCCACCATTGTGGTTTTTGTGAAAATCCTAACATTTCCCATGGATGAGTATGTGGCTTATGTGTACCATAAAACTTTTTATATATTCCTCTCCAGTGGCCGGGTGCATTATCACCTGTAATATCTTTTACTGAACTCCAGTTCCAAGTTTTCCAATCTGCTGAACTATATGTTGTATTATCTCTCCACTCAACTCCGTTGAATACTGCCCAACGGTATGTGTGAGATCTAATAACTTCGTTGTATTCCTGATATGAATAATCTTTTTTATTAAAGTAATTACTCACAGTATTTGCATATGATAATGGAGCAATATAATCAGGATCAATAAATCTATTTTCTGCATCATTGTAAATTCTTTTTTCAAGTTCTAACAACGCTCTATCTCTTGCATCTTCATATTTTAAAACAAGTGAGCCGTCATGCCCTTGAATAAATGTTTTTGTTCCAGTAGAATATCCTGCATCTTTTATTTCTTGTGGAACATATATTTGTGTCATACCAAGTTTTGATGGTGTTGCTGGTATCCAGCTTGGTTGCTTTTCACCAAAATAATCTATTGTAATTACATCAGCAATATCTGGTTTAGTGTTACCAATGAATACAATTTTTGTACCTGCTGAATTATCAATAACATAATCTTGGTTCATTAACATTAATTTGTTGTTATTGTATACGTAAAGTGATTTATTATCTTTTTCGCTAGTTGGATTAAATGTATCTGAAATCTCTAAACCAGGCTCTCCTACTAAAGTCAATATATCTTGATAACTTTGAACAAAACTACTTTGAGATGATGTTGACCAAGTTTTATTAGATGTTGTTATTGTTACACTACTTGTTGTTTTAGTATCGCCATATGTCATCATTAAACTGTACGACCAGTTGTCTACAAGTCTTTTATTTCTGTTTAGTTCAACCATTACAGTATCAACTAATTTTCTATCTGTCCAATTTGAAATATCGTTATTTCTATCAACTTCTAAAACTTTACTTAAAAATTTATTTTTAAATCTAATATAATCATCATGTGCAAATCTAGTAGCTTTAATGATATCTACATCATCGTTGTTTATGTGCGACAACAATTTTATCATTGGTGCATCATGTTGTAATATATTTTCAGCTTTTGTTAAATCTTTTTTAGTATCTCTGTAAGAGTTATTTCCTAATGCAATACCAACTAGACCTTTTTGATGTTTAATACACGAACTACAATGATCAAGTAAATCACCATAATCGTATGTTGTAACATCTTGGTTTAATCCATTATTGCTTAAATTTTTTGGTGCTTCATAATATGCTCTTGTGTAATTTTTATCAATATTGTTAGAAACATATTTTACAACAATATAATCATTAACTGCCAAGTCTGTGTTAAATTTGATAAACTGGCCTCCAACGATTGTAAAATCTGTAGTTATTTTTTTCTCAACATTATTAACTGTTATATCAACTAATGAATCTAATGCAACAATTGATTCTAAATCAAAATTGTTTTTAAATGACGTATCAGTTACTTCAAACTCTTGTACTAACTTTTGTAATGATTTGTCTTCTACAGACATCCATTCATTGAAATAATCAACTGTTGTTGCTTCGGTTACAGTTGCGGCATGATGATTTTCAATAACAATCTTACCTCCCATTCCGGAATGTACATGACAATAATAATATAATGTGTCTGGTGTGTTTGCATCTGGTGTAAACTCTACTTTTCTAGTAGATACTGTGCCATACTTGTTGCCTTTAAATACTGCTTCAGTAACTTCAACACTATCATGGAAATATTTTAAGTTTGTGCTGTAAGCACTACCACTTGCATGAGTACCATTTTCTGTTGTACTTAAAAGGAAAGGATGATATGCACCAGAGTATCCTGCTGTTGTTAATGAACTATCATTTAAATCAAATATGTATTTGTTTCCACGTTTTAAAATAACTGTTTGCTGTTTAGTGTTATCAATGTAAAATTTATTACCAATTGATGGATTAACACTAACATCTAATGTTATTGTTTCTCGTATAATATTTTTATATCCATATTTTTTAAAATATTTAAAACCGGTTGGCCCTTGTGTTTCACTTTGTAAATAGTTTTCAAAGTTAATTTCACTAATGCTTGTATAGTTGCTGTACGAAAGAGGAAAACCTAATGCAGTATCGTTTGTTCCACTACCTACTTTATAGCCAAATATCTTATTTCCTGCAAACGTTGATGATGAATATTCAACAGCATCATCAAGTGTTTTGCCTTTTGTGTCATATAAGTTAAACAAAGGTGGACTATTAATGCTTGACTTTTGTTGTGATTGAGCCCATTCATATCCTGTCCAATAAAATTCTTTACCAGCATTTACTGATCCAAGTTTGACTGTAATTTTACTTTCATCTTTTACAGTAATGCCGCCTACTTTGGCTAAACTAATTGATGAACCTACTCCACTAACTTGCCATACTGAACTTGAAACATCAAAATCAACACCTGTTATATCCCAACCAATGTCACCACCTGTTGGACCACCTGTTGTTGCATCTTGGTCACTGTCATGATCCCATGGATCTGCTCCGTCCCAGTTAACAAAACTAGTTTGAAAATTTGGATTAACAAATAATATTCGCTGTCCATCTAATAAAGTAATACCATCGATTACGTATTGTGCATTGCCTTCAACAGTATTTTTTGTATCTGTTGTAGCAAGTACGTCAACAGTAGCTGAATGTTCTTTACCATATTTGTATAATTCAATATCTTTATTAAATTCTAAAATAGGTCTTGCACCTTTTCTGTTGGTGTCTAATTGAAATGCTGACTCTTGGAATATGTTTATACTATCAAAATAATAATCGTCCCAACCTCTAATGTCATCAGTAACAGTATCATATGGATGAAATTTTTCTACTTCTTCTGTAATAGTTCTATAATTTGTAATAACATCTTTGTGTACCCAACCGTTTGTTCTTGACCATGGATTTTTATCTTTACATCCTCTATGGCAAGTGATGTAGTCTGGATCAGCAATAGACGGAACAGTATCCCATCTTTCAGCATCAAATCCATTTACGTTACTTGATACACCTGGTGTATCAGCACTATCCCATTCAATAAATTTTGTATCTAAAAATATTTCTGTTTCATTACTAGTTTCAACAAATTCTATACCAGCATCTGATCCTACTCCTTCAACAAAATATTTTGTATCTTTGTATGCCGATTCAGTTAAAAAACTATTTGAAAAATTTACAAGCATACCTGAACTGAAAACTACATTGTTAGGAGATGTATATGTTTTCAGTCCAACTATGTTAGTCGGCGTAATTCTGTGTGAAACTGTTACAACATCACCTGCCGCCATTGTGATTGACCCAGAAGAAAAGTCTAAGTCTAAGCCTGTTGTTGTAAAGTCTGTTGTAGTAGCACCGTTATATTGAACAATGTCTGTTGACTCAATTGGATATACTAGTTCAAATAATGATTGTGCCGCTTTGGCTGTGAAAGATTCCACAGTACCAGTGATAGTAATAGAAGGTACACTTAAATCTAAGCTAGGATACCAATAATAATTTTCATAGTTAATGAATTTATCATAATCAACTGGTGCGTTAAATGTGTAATATTTTTGATTAAACAATCTATTTTGATTGTTTACTTTTCCGTTTTCAGTTTGTATAAAGTTTAATGCTTCATCATAAAATGTTGCATCAACAGTTAATAAGCTATCCGGATCTCTAACAATAGCCGCTGGTTCTAATTGATAATTTTGTCTTGCTGTTGAACTCTCAGGTTTGTAATTGTCTTTGGTTGTAACATAATTTACACCATACTTTCTACCAATCCATTCAGTAGTTTTTTCACTTGATGGTTTAGAAAAAAGCTGTTCAACAGTACCATCAAAAAAGTTTCTTAACTTATCTGTTTGTAAAAACTCGGGTAACTTGTTTATAGTTTTATTATCAGACATTAGTAGCCTCCGCCACCGCCGCCACCTGAGCCACCTGAGCCACCGCTTGAAACACCTGGGCCAGCTCTTAGATTCGCTCCTGTTAAACTTGTTACAATTTCAACATCGCTAACAGCGGCAGTTGAAAAGAATAGTTCGTTGCTGTCTGCTTTGATTTGGAATAAGTTACCAAAACTTGATTCAGAATCTTTTGGTACTATTACCACAGATGAAATTTGTGATGCTAATTGCGAGTGAACGTATGCTGATAACTCTGTGAAATAAAAAGTATCTCCAAAGTTCCAATTTGAAACATCAAAATAATTGTTAATAGCATTAATTACTTCAGTCTTAATTTGGTTATCTGTATATGTTGCACCTGGAATTTTAACTACTCTAAAATTTGCTTGGTAGGCTGTGTTAGCAGTTGTTCCAAATAACAATTTAAATTTAGCTGGAGAATAAACAATTTGATCTCCAATCGTTTTGTATTTTTCTAACTCAGATAAAGTATTTTTTAATTCTGCTGATGTAGGTTGTACTGGTAAATCAGCAACACCCTTGCCGGCAAAAAACCAGTTTAATACATTTGTATAATAAGTTGTTTGTAATATAGTTAACTCAATAACATTTGACACACTTGGATCAACTCTTTGTGATCTAGGTGCTGTGTGTTTGTATTGAAAGTAGAATGGTTCACTAGTATTATATGCTCTACCTCTGTATGCTTTGTATATTGCACTACCATCTACTCCAAATCTTTTTGTAAATTTACTAGCAGTACCATTGTGTAGTTTTACATTGTCTTTATAAAACTGTTGATCACTTGTTAAAAATTCTAAGCCAGTACCTGTCAATGAGCTTCTTTGAGTTACACCAGTTGTTAGTTTATAATATGTGTATCCATCAGCATCTGTGTAATTTACAAAGAACACAAAGTAACTATCACTTATAATATCTTCATGTGCTACCGGATTATCTGGCATACCATCATCATCAGAATCAATATTTGTTATTTTAACTTTTTTAGTATCTACATAACCATCTTGTTCTACGAATGCATTAGATAAACTAAATGTAACAGGCTCAATAAGTTTTACTGTACTTGACGGATTAGATAATATTGTAGCATCTTTATTAATATCTAATATCTTGATAGTATCTTTAATAGCTTTACCTGTTTTTGTATCTATATTTTTATAATCATCATGATAGAAAAATCTAACATCTTCAAAACTTTCAAAAACATAATCTAATCCTCTAATAGTAAATTCATATTTTGCATTTGTTGCCGATGAAGCCGGTGCAATATAAGTTGCTTTCACTAACCAAGATGAATCTTTTCCTAATGCTTTATATCCACCGTGTTGCTGATTGTATTGTACTGTAAAGTCAGATGTTTTATCTAAATAATCTTCTGCAATAGTGTACCATGATTCTGTTTTAGATGATGTGTCTCTGTAATGAAAACCAATACCAAAGTTAACACCTGATTCCATCAATGATTGTATTGAGGCTTCTTCGCTCAATGTCAATGTAGATCTTAAATTAGGAAGAACTTTTCTAACTTTTAATCCTGATGTTATTGATGTGTCTAATGTTATTGATCCTGTTGTATCTGTAGTAATTACTGATCCATCATTTCTTATACTCATTACAGTCGCCCATTTAATAATAGTGGGTGATGAATAAGCATCAACGAATTCTAATTTTGTACCTGGTCTAATAAAACCAAGTTTTTCATCTGAAGAGTTTGGATTATTGTAAACTGTAATTGCCTGTGAAGGTGCATCATTGCCACCAATATAAAAGTATCCAGTTTCACTTTGGCCTGCTGTAGGATAAGGTTTCCATAATACTCTGTTTACTGAGGTTAGATCCATTTCAAATTGATCTGAATCATGATGTGTTTCAATTGAAGTTTTATAATCATCAAAATAAAAATTTTGTAATTGTATTTTTTTTAACAATGGTGCTAATTTGTTTTGTATAATAAAACTATAACTAGAAGTATCAATTACTGTGCCTGTAACTTCTTCAGTTGTTAATGTAAAGTCTGGCGACTTGTATATTATGGCATCTTCACCAACTACATTTACACTTTTAACAGTACCAGTTGGGTCATTTACATCTAAGTATCGTGAATGACCAATGTGTGTTCTGTTCATAGCTTTAATTTTTTGAATTGTTGTACTTTGTGTTAAAGGAAATATACTATAATCTTCAGCATTAACCATTCTGTCTTGTGAGTAAAACGCCTGCGGTGCATTATTTTTAATTGCTGTATTTGTTTCTGTAGGCGATGAATTATCAACAGTATAATTTAATGTTAAAGACATTGTAGCTGTAAATGTTTGTCCAGCTGAATTTTGATAGTTAAAAGAAACTTCTTCATTTTGAATTCTGTTTGCTTTTAGTACTTGTCCTTTACCAGATGATTTTCTAAAGTAAATTCTAAAAGTTCCTTTTGGTGCATTACCAAAGTTACCATCACTGAATTGTACTGTAACATTATCGTTATTTCTAGAGTTAACTGTATAAATGTTTCTAGTTGCTAAAGCTAATGAATTGTAAATTGTATTTTGTCCATTAAGCGATGGAACTGACGTCCATTTTTCTAATGGTGTTCCCATTGTTCCTACTTTTTGTACCCATACGTCTATGTCGTTAACATCACTAATGTCAATATCAACTTGTCTGTTTGGTAGAGGATTTACAAATTCATGATCTTGGTATTGTAAAGTTCCTTCTTTAAAGTAAACAAAAAATCCTGTATTAACTGAACCAAAGCCTTGGTTGTCATTTCTGTAAATTAAGTTAAATGCTTCATTGGCATCTGGTGCTCTTTCATAAAAATAATTATCTGGATGAATATCTGTTTTTACAACATCAATTGATGTTGATACTCCATCAACAGAAGTTTGAAAATTTTTAACAACACTTTGATCACTTGTTGATGATGTTGCATAAATTTCACTTGCTACTGAACCTATTGTTGCAGATTTAGTTGGATTACCAAATTGGTTTGTAGTGTTAAACAATGTATTGCAAACTGTTAACCATTGATCATACCAGTTTGCATTGTTAGGATCATTCCATACAACATTTGTATTAGAAAGATCAGTACTGTCTGAATCTGTAATTGGTTCTGTGGTTCTAATTTTTGTAATTTTTAATAAACCTCTTGCTGGAGTGTTTCTTCTAGTTTTGTAATTGATTAGTTTTGCTAATCTAATAATTGAATCTCTTCTTTCAGCTGTATCTAAAAAGTTTTCTCGAGCATTTAAATCTGTTCTAAATGCAAGTGACTGACCTAAGTAAGACAATAAATCTATTATTGCAATAAATTCACTTGATTGAATATAGTCATTAAAATCTTCTGGATAATTTATTTGAATATAGTTAAGCATAGCTGATCTAATAGTATCAAAATCGTATGCTGTGAAGTTTGCTTGAGAGAAACTTCTATAAATTGTTTTCCAATCTTCTGCTGAGAATAAATTGTTTTGTCTAATTATTTGACTCATTATAATGTTTCTCTTTCAAAGTTAACTTGCATTGACGCTTGTTGATTATAAGGTAATACATTTATTTGTATATCTACTCTTATACCATTTCCAACGTCGTCTAAAATTAAATCTATTAATTGTACTCTTGGATCTGAAGCAATTATGCTTTTGCAATCTTCAACTAGATCTTCTTTAGTACTTTCATCTATTGGTTCATATAGCAAATCCCAAATTATTGAGCCAAATTCCGGATCCATCACTCTTTCACCTTTTCTAGTATAGAAATGATTGATTAAATCTTGTTTAACTAAATCAACATCATATAATTGATTGGATTTTACCCCTGCTACTGATGAAAATCCTCTATAAACTCTACCAGAGACACGAGAATCTGCCACAGTAGCAGAAGTGTTGTTTGCAGTTGATGTTGAATATGTTGTTGCCATTATGTATCCTTATTGATATTTATAGACATTATTATATACTACTTTAATTATCCTAATATTAGTTAGTTTTGATC